GTTCATCTGGGCCTGGGGGCGCCTTCGGCAAAGCTGGCTGGTGGATCACATCATCATCGCTGGCAGCCCCTTCGCTTGGGCAACCTGGGAGCAGGTGGCGGCGGCGATTGAAACCATCTACCCGCATGAGGCAGGCGGCGCGTTGCCGATCAGCCTTTCCGCAGTGGATAGCGGTGACGGCACCACCACGGCCGAGGTCTATGCCTTCGTGCGCAAGGTTGGCCAGCGCCGCGCCATTGCCGTGAAGGGCCGCGATGCTCAGCCCCAGGCCATTGCGCCAGGCGGCAAGGTGGATGTGCGGCGCAGCGGCAAGCGGGTTGGCCAGTTAAAGCCTTGGCTGGTGGGATCATCCTACCTCAAGGGGGAATTCTACGGGCAGTTGCGGTTGGAAAAGCCCACTGCCGAAAGCGCGGCAGGCTATCCGCCGGGGTATGTGTTTTTGCCCGAGCATTTGGCCGGCGAAGAAGTGTGCCGGCAGTTGGTGTCGGAAGAAATCCGCCGCCATAAAGTCCGCGCCGGGGTGTTCCGGCAGGAATGGGTGAAGACCCGCGAGAGAAACGAAGCGCTGGATTGCCGCGTTTATGCCCGTGCCGCCGCCGCGCTGCTTGGGATTGAACGCTGGCAGGAATCGGAATGGGCGCGGGCTGAATTGCAACTGGCCCTTATGCAGCCCGCCCGCCGCGCGCTGCAGACGAATTTGGCGCTTGATGCTGAAGAAGAAGCGCCGCTTGAAGAAACTCAGCCGGATGAAGCGCCGGTTGATGAACCCGCTACCGTGCCGGCCCATGCCGCACCGCCGCCGCGCCCTGCCTTCCGCCCGCGTGGCTGGGGTGGGGCTGCTGGCGGCGTCTGGTAAAGGATAAACCGCATGTTTGCTGATACGCTCGCCTGGGCCCTGGCTCAGGTTGCCGCAACGCGCGCGCGCGTGCTGGCAGATGCCTATACCAGCGGCACGCGCAAGGTGACATTTGAAAACCGCACTGTGGAATACGCAACGCTGGCTGAAATGGAACGCGCGCTGAGTGCGCTTTACGCCGCCAGCGTCAGCACCACGCAGCGGCGCCCGGCGCGTACCATTGCCGTCATTGGTGGTGGTTCCTGATGGGCTTGCTTGATCGGCTGCGCAAAACCCTTTCTGGCAGGTCGGCGGCCTTTGCTGCAGCGCGCCAGCCGGCGGGCCGCGCAAATTGGAATGCACCAACCGGGTCCGCTCGCAAGGCGATGGATGGCGCGATCCGCACCATTGCCGATAGGTCGCGGGATGCGGTGCGGAACAATGCCTATGCCAGCCGCATTGTTGATTTGTGGGTTGCCAATGCGGTCGGCACTGGCATCACCACCACCTGGAAGGTGCCTGAAGGTTCAAATTCCGGCGCGGCGCCTGAAGCTGCGGCCTGGGCGAATTGGGCTGCTGGCCCCGGCTGCGACGTGGAAGGCGAACTGGATTGGCCGGGCCTGCAGGCTTTGGCCTTTCGCGCCGTTGTGGAAAGCGGCGAAAGCCTGATCTGGATGCGCAGCGTGCGCCCTTCCGCCGATAACCCGGTGGGCTTGGCGTTGCAGGTGCTGGAGGCGGATCGGCTGGATTGGCACCACACCGGCATGGCGCCAAATGGAAACCGGATTATCCAGGGCGTGGAAGTCAACCAAAGGGGCCGCAAGGTCGCCTTCCACCTGCGCGAAGATGATGATGATTTCCCCCTGCTGCGCCGCGCCCATGCCAAGCGCATCCGCGTGCCCGCCGAAGACCTGATCCACCTTTATCGCCGCCGGCGCCCTGGCCAGTTGCGCGATGTGTCCTGGCTGGCGCCGATCCTGTGGCAGTTGCGCGATCTCAGCGAATACGAATCGGCCCTGCTGAAGAAGGCGTTTGTGGAAGCTTGCCTTGCCCTGGTGGTGACCGGCGATGACGAAGAATCGGTTTCCGGCGAAGTGTTGCAAGACGCGTCCGGGAATAAGGTTGAATATCTGGAACCGCAGCAGATTTTGTACCGGCGCGGCGGCGGCACCATTGAAACGGTGAACCCATCGGGCGGCGGCGATCACGCCGGGTACGCCAGGCGCCATTTGGAAGCTATTTCGGTTGGCGCTGGCCTGACTTATGACCAGGTTTCGGGCGATCTGTCGCAGGCAAATTATTCCAGCTTGCGCGCGGGCAAGATTGAATTCCGCCGGCTGCTGGAACAAGTGCAATACACCATGCTGGTCCCCATGCTGATCAGCCGCGTGGCGCGTCGCTTCCATGCGCAGGGCGCGTTGTTGGGGCTGTTCCCATCCGATTATCTGGCGCCTTTCCATGTGCCGCCTGCGCCGGAAATGGTGGACCCCAGCAAGGATACCGCCGCGCTGATCGCGCAGGTGCGCGCTGGCTTCATCAGCCAAGATGAAGCGGTTGGCATGTTTGGTTCGAACTTCGATGACGTCATGGCGAAGATCGCCAAGGCGAACAAGAAAACCAAGGAGCTTGGCGTCATTCTGGATACTGACCCGCGCTATGTTGCCAAATCCGGTGGCGCGCAGGATGCCAAGCAAAACGCGGCGGTGCAGCTTGCGGCAGATGACGCCGCGCAAGCCTGAAGGAAAATCGAATGACTGAAATGCAAACTGCGGAAGTGCCGCGGCTTGAAGCGCGCTTTGCGCCCAGCACCTTCAATGCGGATACCCGCACGGTGGAACTGGTGTGGAGTACGGGCGCCCGTGTGCACCGCACCGATTGGCGCAGTGGCCAGCCTTTCATTGAAGAACTAGCCATGACTAAAGAAGCGGTGAATTTGGCCCGGCTGAATGGTGGCGCACCGCTGCTGAATACGCATGGGCAGTATGATCTGGGTGATGTGATCGGCGTGGTTGAACGCGCCTGGATCATGAATGGCGAAGGCCGCGCCCAGGTGCGCTTTTCTGGGCGCGATGCAGTCCAGCCCATCTTGAATGATGTGCGCGATGGCATCCTGCGCAATGTCTCTGTCGGCTACGTGGTTGCTGATGAAGACTGGCAGGAATCGCGTGGGCCGGATGATGTGTTGGTCCGCACCGCCAAGAAGTGGACCCCGTTCGAGATTTCGCTTGTCCCTATCCCGGCCGATGCCAGCGCGCAGGTGCGTGCGGCCGGTGCCGCTTCCACGGCAGAAGGCAACAACGCGCCTAGGCGCGAAGGAGAGAGCATGGCCGATACTACGGTCCCCGCCGCCGAGCAGGCGCGCGACAATAATGTGGCATCTGCCGCCGCGGCGGTTGATGTCAGTGCGGTGCGCACGCAGGAACGCGCGCGCATTGAAAGCCTGGAAGAACCCGCCCGTCTGGCGCGTTCCCAAGGGCTGGATGAAACCCAGGTCAATGCGCTGAAGGCGCGCGCCATCAACGGTGACCATGACGCGGCCTGGCTGCGTGCCGAATTGTTCGGCGCCATTGTGGCGGCTGATGAAACCCGCCCGGCCCTGAAGCCTGGTCCGGTGAGCCAAATCGGCCGTTCTTATGAAGACCCGGCCAATATCGTCGACGCCATGGCGACTGCCATTGCTGCCCGCCACATGCCCGCGGTCGCCAGCAAGGCGGGTGAAGGCCAGTGGCGCAACTTCGTGGGCCTTCGCCCTTCCGATATGCTGATTGAATTGGCGCAGGCGCGCGGTGAACGGGTTTCTTCCCGTGACCGTGAAAAACTGATCGCCCGCGCCTTTCACACTTCGTCTGACTTCCCGCTGCTGCTGGCCAATGCTGGCAATAAAATGCTGGAAGCGGGCTATGCGCTTGCGTCCCCTTCTTATCGGACGTTCTTCGCCCGTCGCCGCTTCAATGATTTCAAGGCGCATTCATTCCTGACGGCGGGTGATTTCCCGTCTCTGCAGGCTTTGGGTGAGGGCGGCGAAATCAAGCGCGGCACTGTCAGCGAAAAGCGCGAACAGATCACGCCTGGCACTTTTGCCCGCGGTGTGGCTGTCACGCGCCAGATGCTGGTGAATGATGATCTTGGCGCCTTTACTGACTTCGGCACCATGATCGGCCGCCGTATTGCGGATTGGGAAAACGCCACGGCCTATGGCGTGGTGAATACCGCTTCCGGTGACGGCCCGACGCTGGCCGAAGGCAGCGCGGCGGTGTTTGCCGCTGGCGGCACGCGCAACAATAAGGCGGGCACCGCCAGCGCGGTGACGGATGTGGCGCTCGGCCTTGGCTTCAATGCCATCAAGGCGCAGTCCAGCTTGGATGGCCTGAAGCTGAATATCCAGCCGCGCTATTTGGTGTGTTCGGTCATTCAGGAATTCGTGGCGGCGAAATTCGCGTCTTCCACGGTGGTCCCCGCCGCGCCTGGCAACGTCAACCCCTTCGCGGGCCGTTTTGAAGTGGTGTCGGATGCCAATATCCCGAACAACCGCTGGTATCTGTTTGCCGACCCCGCCGCCGCGCCGGTCTATGTGTACGGCTATGTGGGCGACAATGAAGTTCCGCAGGTGCGCGTGGGCCAGCCCATGGGTGTGGATGGCACGGTGGTTGAAGTGGTGCATGACTTCGCGGTTGGCGCCATTGATTTCCGCGGCGGCTTCTTCAACGCGGGCGCTGCGCCGGCATAATCTTGATGGCCCTGGGCGCATGGGGCGCCCGGGGCTTCCCTATTTTTCCTGTAAAGGAGTGATGTAGATGAAGAATTTTGTTCAGGCGGGCGATGGCATTGACATCACCGCTCCTGCCATCCTTGCCGCCGGCCAGGGCCTGCTGTTGGGTGATATGTTTGGGGTGGTGGCAGCCGATGCGGCTTCCGGCGCGCCTGCGGTGCTTTATACCGAAGGCGTGTTTACGCTGCGCAAGGCCACTGGCACCATCAATGCTGGCGTCCGCGTATTCTGGGATGACACTGCCAAGCGCGTGACCACTACGGCCACCAGCAACCGCTGCATCGGCTGGCATGTGGGCCTTGCTGCCAATGCGGGCGCCGACAATACTGACATTTTGGTGAAGCTCGGCCAGCCGAACGCGCTGGCTGCTTAATCATGAACGCCTTCGCTACCGCCATGGCCGCGCTTGTCGCGGATGCAAACATGGCGGAAGCGGTGACGTATTACGCGGGTGGCAGTGGGCCAGGTGTTGCCCTGCGCGCCATCCGCACCGCGCCAGACGCAACGGAACAAGCCTTCGGCACCGGCATTGTGCAGGCGACCGATGTGCTTTCCGTGGCGGTGGCTGATCTGCCGGATGTGGCCATTGGTGATGTCTTCACCTTGGCGGGTGGTGCGGAATTGACTGTGGTGTCTCAGCCCATGCGTGATGTCACGCAAACCGCTTGGCAGGTGATGTGCCGCCGATGAAGTTTGTGGCGCAGGTCAAAGGCGATATCGCGGAATACATGAAGCTGGAAGCGGAGGGCGGCGCGCGCGCTGCTTCCCGCGTGATGGGTGAAGAAACGCGCCGGCTGCAGCTTGATTTGCGTGGCCAGGTCAATGCCGCTTTCGGTGCCAAGGGGCGCGGCCTTGGCAATGCCTGGCGCGCGCGCACCTTCCCGCGCAGGCCAAGCCTGGGCGCGGCGGGGTTGGTCTGGTCCAAGGTGCCGGCCATTGTTGATGCCTTCGACAAAGGCGCGATGATTCGGCCCAAGGGTGGGAAGAAGTTTCTGGCAATCCCGACGCGCCTAAATTTGGTGCAGGGCTTTCGTAAGCGTGGGCGGCAAGGAATGCGCGTGACGCCAGCGCAAATGGTGTCAAGCAAAAAAGCTTTTCTGCGTCCCATGAGAGGGAGCGCTGGCTTTCTTTGGTGCCTGCCTGTTGCAAAATCGGAAAATTTCAATCGCGTCAGCGTGAACAGGAAATACTTGATCGCGGGTGGCTTGACCAAAGTGGCGACGGGGCGAGAGCGCAAGCGGCGTGAAGGTAACTTTGCAGAGGCGAGAGAGCCATGGCTTAGGCGGCTGCTGGCGCAGGGCATGGTGCCCATGTTCATCCTGACGCCCGCCGTGAAACTGCCCAAGCGCCTGGATATTCGCAAGCCCGCCGAACAAGCCGCCGCGCGCATCCCGGGCCGCTTTGTCGCCGAATGGGATAGGGAGGTCCGCGCAAATGTCCGCACGTGAAACGGCGATTGCCGCGCTGGTGGCGCAGATTACCGCATCCGCCGCCGCCCGGCCCGCGCCCAAGCCCGTGGTGCTGCGCAATGAACCCTACCCGCAAAGCCTGCCCGCTGGCGGCCTGGTGGTGGTGCGGGATGGGGAAGTGGTGACTTCTGAAGCCATCATGTCTCCGCTGCGCTACCACATCGAACACGCCGCCGAAGTGGAAGTGGTGGTCGCTGGTGCAACCGCCGCCGCCCGCGCCACGGCGATTGATGCGCTGCTGGTGGCTTTGTCCGCTGGCGTGTCCGCCAACCGTACCTTGGGCGGTGCTGTGGAATTTGCCGAGGTCGGCACCGCCGATCTGGAAGACATTGAATTTGAAGGCGCCGCCGCGCTCCGTGCCGCGCGCTTTTCCGTGACCCTGCAATTCACCGCGGCCGAAACGCCGCTTTCCTGACCGGAAGGATTCTGCCATGCCGCGTGCCATTGGCGCCAATGGGCGCATTCACATGATCAAGGAAGCCACCTATGGCACCGCGCCAGGTGGTAACTGGCTGCGCATGCCGTTCATGTCTATTGACCTGGGCGCGGAACAGCCCCTGATCCAGTCTGACGTTCTGGCGGTAGGCAATAACCGCGATTCCGCCGCGCCGTTTCAGGATACCGTGACGGTGCAGGGCAATGCCGTGGTGCCGATTGACGTGATCAATATCGGCCACTGGCTGCGCATGCTGTTCGGCGCGCCGACCACCACAGGCAGCAACCCGAACTTCATACACACTTTTGCTTCCGGCGCGGCCAGTTTGCCTTCCCAGGCCATTGAAATCGCGCATCCTGATGTGCCTTCCTTCGAAGTCGCCGTGGGTGCCCGCGCGGGCAGCCTTGATATTGATTTCAGCCCTACCGGCCCGGCCCAGGCCACGATTGGCCTGATGGCGCAGGGCAGCAGCCGCGCGGGCACAACCGCCGCCGGCACGCC